AACAAAAAAGTTAATAACTTTAACAAAAAAAGTGTAAGAAAATCGGTAAATCTTATATTTATATGTATACACCGCGTGTAGGATAGACACGTAAATAAAACCATAAAAACAATTAATAATTAACAATTAAATTTAAACAAAATGGCATTAGACATTAACGCAATCCGTGGACGCTTGAACAAGCTCCAAAACACACAAAGAAAATCCGATTCACTATGGAAACCAACTCCTGGTAAACACCAAGTAAGAATCGCACCGTACAAGTTCAACAAAGATAATCCGTTTATCGAACTTTACTTTCATTACAACATCAACAACAAAACTTATCTATCTCCACAATCATTTGGAAGACCAGACCCTATCGTAGAGTTTGCTGACAAATTGAAAAGAATGGGTGATAAAGAAGATTGGAAAGCAGCGAAAGCTATGGAGCCAAAACTTCGTACTTTTGTTCCTGTTATTGTAAGAGGTGAAGAAGGTGAAGGAATCCGCTTTTGGGGATTTGGTAAAACAGTATATCAAGAAATCTTAGGATACATCGCTGATCCAGATTACGGAGATATTACTGACCCAACAAGTGGTAGAGATTTAACAATTGAATACAAATCAGCAGAAGAAGCTGGTACTTCGTATCCAACAACAACTATTCGAGTTAAACCAAGTGAAACAGCTATTTCAGAAGATGCTACAAGAGCAACTGATTTCTTAGAAAATCAAACTGAAATTACTGATTTATATTCAGAGTTATCTTACGATGAATTAAAAGGTGTATTGGAAGGTTGGTTAAATCCAACTGATGAAGGTGGAAATGGTTCTGAACCACAATCTACATCACAACAAACACTTGCACCAAAAGCAACTGTAAGTGAAACTACTCAAGTAGCTTCTCCTACAACTGAAGCAGCATCAGAAAAGAAAACTACTGATGTAGCTGCAGCATTTGATGATTTATTCAACAACTAATTAAAACCATTTTATGGCAAAGAAAAAAGAACTGGACTTAGCAGATATACTCGCTGAGTCCTTAAACAAAGACGCTAAAGACCACAAGGTAGCATTCTTTTTGGATGATGATAAAGCTCCTACGAATGTAGATGGCTGGGTTTCTACCGGATGTGCGATGTTGGATGTTGCAATTTCTAACCGCCCGTATGGTGGATTGCCAGTTGGTAGAATAGTAGAGATAACTGGTTTAGAACAATCAGGTAAATCACTCGTATCCGCTCACCTCCTCGCTGAAACACAAAAGCAAGGAGGAGTTGCGGTACTAATCGATACTGAAACAGCAGTAAGTAGAGAATTTTTAGAAGCAATCGGTGTAGATGTTTCTAAATTACTTTATGTATCAGCAGATTCAGTTGAACAAATCTTTGAAATGACAGAGACCATTATCGAAAAGGTAAGGGAAACTTCCAAAGATAGATTAGTAACCATTGTAACTGATTCAGTTGCAGCCGCTTCATCAAAAGCTGAAATGGCTTCTGATTATGGTAAAGATGGATATGCTACTGATAAAGCAATCATCATTTCGAAAGCAATGAGAAAGATTACCAATATGATTGGTAGACAGAAAATCTTATTAGTTTATACAAATCAACTTCGTCAAAAGATGAACGCAATGCCATTCGGTGACCCATGGACTACAAGTGGTGGAAAAGCTCTTGCTTTCCACGCATCTGTACGATTGAGATTGAAAGGTGCTGGTCAAATTAAGATGAAAGTTGGTGGCACTGATAAGATAGTTGGAATGAAAGTTCGTTGTCAAGTTGTTAAGAACAGAATGGGACCACCCTTACGTTCTACTGATTTTGAAATATTCTTTGATAGAGGAATCGATAATTACGGTTCTTGGTTAAAGGTAATGAAAAATGAAAATCTTGTTAAACAATCTGGCGCTTGGTACAAATATGCTGATACTGAGACTGGTGAAGAACATAAATTCCAATCTAAAGATTTCATCCTAATGATGGGTGAAAATGAAGAATTAAGAGACCAGATTTATAAAAAGATATGTGAAACACAAATCTTACAATATAAATCAGCAGATACTCTTGATATAGATAACATGGAAATTTCTACCACAGGAGCTGGTATGGATGATTAAATAAAATTCAATATGAATAAATTAATTACAATGTTGAGATTAAGTGCCGAAGCTGATAAAGCTAAGGCACTTTTATCTCTTGATTTATTAGGAAATAAAGCAGTTGGTATAGGTGACCATTCTACTCATGATTTTTACAAAAACGCAGAGGAAGCTCTCGCTCTTTTGGTAGAAGCAGATGATAGATTGGAAGCTATTGATAAATATTTTGATACTAAACAAGTTTTATAATGAAAGAACTCTACAAAAACATTTTACAATCGGTTGAAACCGAACGAACCCAAAATATCGATAAAACACAAAATTCACGTGTTTTAATTATCGATGGGCTAAATACGTTTATCAGATGTTGGTCATCAATACCAACTATGAATGATGATGGAGACCATGTTGGTGGCGCTACTGGTGCACTTAAATCAATAGGTTATGCAATCAGAATGGTTCAACCTACACGTGTTGTTGTAGTTTTCGATGGTAAGGGAGGTTCTGCCTCTCGTAAAAAGAAATTTAGTGGGTATAAAGCTCAGAGAGATTCAAACAAACTTAGAGTAAATCGTGCTTATAAAGGTATGATGAACGATGAGGATGAAAGAGAATCCATGAAACGCCAATATAATTGGTTAATGGAACTTTTACATGGATTACCTGTAACAACTATGATATATGATGGTGTTGAAGCCGATGATATTATGGCTTACATACCCACTCAAATTCTTAAAGAAGGTGAACAAGCAGTATTGATGTCAACTGATAAGGATTTCCTACAATTAGTTGATGATGATACCATTGTATGGTCTCCTACAAAAAAGAAAATTTACAACAAGAGTGTTGTTAAAGAAGAATTCGGTATCGAATCTAAAAACTTACTTCTTTACAGAGTATTGGATGGTGATAAATCGGATAATATTCCTGGCGTTTATGGATGTGGTATTAAAACCGTTCTAAAACGATTTCCTGAATTAGGTGGTGATACTAAATTATCAGTAGATGATTTATTAACATTATCTGAAGATAAGAAAGAAGAAACTAAAGGTAAGATAAAACTTTATAATGATATTCTTGAAGCAAAGAGACAAATTCTACTTAACAGAGAATTGATGCAGTTAGATGATGTTGATATTAGTGGTATCATCAAGATGCAATGTTTAGATAGATTTAATGAAGAAATTAAACCTCTAAATAAAATGGATTTTATGAAAATCCTATTAAAGTATAAGGTAGTTAACAACTTCGGTGATGTATCGGATTGGTTAAAGACTACATTTGGAAACATAATCATAGATTAATGCCAATAAGAAGAGGAGAAACACACCCATCAGCAAAATTAACTGATGACCAAGTTTTAAATATTAGAAAACTTTGGAGTATGGGACATCGTAATATACGAACTATTGCTCGTAATAATAGGGTATCCTCTGCAAACGTTATTAAGATAGTTACAAACCAAACTTGGCAACACTTAAATGAGTTCTGGTCAGGTAGTTTATGAAAGAAGAAAATAAACACTATGTAGATACATCTAAAGTAACAATCAGAGAAATCAGTAAAGCAGCTGGTAAAGATATGATTGTAAAGTATCATTATACACATAAATTTTCAATGTGTAGGTACGCACTTGGTATATTTTATGAAACTGATACCAAAGATGTATTGGGTAACACAGAACAACTCATTGGATGTCTTATATATGGATATCCTGTTGGTAGGTCTGCTGTTACATCGGTGGTTGATGGTTTGGGTAAAGATGAATGTTTGGAACTCACACGGTTGTTTATACACGATGGATATGGTTCTAATATTGAATCATATGCAATGGGAAAATCATTTAAGTGGTTAAAAGAAAATGCACCTAATATAAAGATGTTAATTTCATACTCTGATTCAGAACAAGGACACTTGGGTGGAATTTATCAAGCAACTAATTGGTTATTTCAAGATACTTCTAAAATCCAATTGATGCCAAACTTTGGTATATCATTAAGTAATGATCCATATACATGGATTCATTCACGTACTGTATTTTCTAAATGGGGTTCACATAATATTGAGAAACTTAAAGAGGGATTGGGTAAAGGTGGTTATCATGAATTTTGGAGAAAGAAAGAAGCACCTAAGAATAGATACATTCAGATATTGGGTCAAACTAAAGGAGAAACTAAAAAGTTAAAAGCCGGATTAAAGCATGATGTATATCCGTATCCAAAGAACTTAGAAGATTATTTACCAAAGATAGAACACTATGAAACTATCGAACCAGAAAATAAAGTAAACTTTTGGTAAAAATATTTGGTAAATCCAAATAATTGTCGTATATTTACATAGTAAATGAGTGATAATAATATGAATATAAAAAACCTATTTAGCACACAAGGTAAGAAAGATATCCTTTGGAAAAAAAATGAAGTAAAATTAAAAAAGTGGTTTAAATCTAATTTAATTTTACTTAGAACTATGGATGAAAATTCTTCAGATTTTGATAATGATTATAAGGATAGAGCATTTTATAGATTAATGGTTGGATATTATGGTGTTGGATATGGAAATGGATTTTCATCAGGTCTTGCAAGTAATAATGCTAGTGTAGGTAATATAAAAACTACATTAGACCATTGGGCTGGAATGACCGAGGTTGGTCGTTATGTTCATGAAGTTTTCAAAAAAAGTGAATATAATATTGATTGGATGTTGAATGAGTGGTTATATGATAATCTTCATCTATGGGCTACAATAAAAGTCACTAAAGAAGAACACAAAAAAGAAAACATCATTCGAAATAATCATTCATTAGAAGAAAAAAACGAATTGAAACACTATATTAACTTTAGTGGATTAAAATAATTACTAAAATATTTGGTAGTTCCAAATATTATTCGTATATTAGTAGTATAATAATTAACATATAAAACATAAAAGACATGAAATTAATTGACAAGTTAAAACAATTCGCAAAAAGTGGCGAAAGACATGATATCATCACTTCAACTATCTCTGAAATCAGAGAAATATTCAAACCCAAAGAGGATGCTCCAGCAGTATTTAAGATTCAGTTTTATATCTTTAACTCCGTATGGAATCGTATTCCTAACTTTGGTATCTCTTCTGTATTAGAAGATAAGTTGAAATACGCAATCAAAATTGGTAGTGGTAT